AACACTTATTATTATCCAACTGTTGTTTATGCTAATACAAATAACCCATTAGCTGTAACCGAACTCTATACGGATTCTGCATTGACTGTTCCGTTTGATGGTGGTTATCAATATTGGAAGTGGGGATTACCATATCTTTACACAAAGTATTCATCGTTTATTGATTTTGCAGGAGGCGTACAATCAACAATTACTTGTCCATAAAAAATAAATTATGTCACAAATACCAATATACATACCAACCTATATTTCATCGGTAGATTATCAACCGGCTAGAGTTTTACCACGTCTATTATTTTATAATGGACAAGTAAATTGTGAACCATTTTATGTTAAAAGTGGAGGAGCATCTGTACAAATAACTCAATTTCCATATTTTGATAACTACAATGTTGTATCAGGTTCTTTTCCTACAACAGGTTCTAAATCATTACTATTTTTTAATGAGCAGCCTGTATATGGTACTGAACCTACTGGTTCTTTATATACTGAATATTGGGAAGATTACGTTGAATTGTTATATAACCCACGTACGAGATTATTAAATGCATCAGCGATTATTCCATTGGCTGATTATTTTAAGATGGAGCTAAATGACTTAGTAGAGTTCCGTGGAAATTATTACCACCTTCGTGCAATTAACGATTATAACCTAAAGAATGGAGAATGTCAAGTTCAACTTCTTGGTCCGATATTACCACAAGCTTTACCATTTGCAGCAGATGCAATACCTTACACACCATCAACATGCTGTACCCCTACTATTACAGGAATTACTGAAAATGGTGCTAACGTTGATATAGCATTTACATTACCAAGCGGTGATTGTTTAAGTTGTATTGCAACAACAGTAGAATTATCTACTAATGGTACTGATAACTGGTATGGTAGTAATACGGCGGGATGTACATCACCAAGAACATTAACTGCACCAACGTCATCGGTTTACTATCGTATAACTCAAGTTTGCGAAGGAAGTATAAATTCTACACCTTCTAATGCAGTATTGTTTAATCCAACAACAACTACCACAACAACTACTACAACTACCACAACTACTACAACAACAACTGCAGCATTTGCTACATTAAATTGGAGTTTTAGTGAATTGAGTGGCGGAAATGGAATATATGATTTGTATATAAATGCTGTATCGGTTGAGACTCGTAATAGTACCGCATTTGGAACTTATAATGTGTATGTTGGTGATGAAATTTCTGTAGGATGTAATGCAGACCAATGTACAGGTGGTGGAAGCACTTATACTAACATTGTAGTTAGTGGTGAATTAACAGATGCAGCATGTCAAAATAATGGTTCAATACCTTCTTATGTATCTCCTAACTATACAGTAGTGTCTGGTGATATAGGAACTAATTTGTATTTGGATTTACAAGTAAGTTGTGATGGTGGTTGTATATAAAATAAAATGTTATGGTCAAATATATTTGTGCTCAACCTGCTAACACTTACTATCTTTGGCAGGTAGAGGTAATGATAAATAATTTTTTGAAGCATGGAATCCCTGCCAATGATATTCATATTCTTTTGGGAATATATGATGAAAATATACCATACGAATGGCAGGTTCTTAAAGAGCATTATAAAGAGATAGGATTTTACTTTTACAATGATACCAGAAGCGATTCCTGTTACATTCCTTCCCTTTATTTTCATTTAGTGAGTAAACACCTCACCCAATACCCAAACCTTCAGGAATCGGTTCTTTTTACCCACGATTCGGATACTATTTTTACTAAAGAATTTAGTATTTCTGAATACATAAAAGGTGATGCTTGGTACTGCTCCGATACGCACTCTTATTTAGATTACAAATACATTCAAAGTAAGGGTGATGACATTTATAAAAAGATGTGTGAGATAGTTGGAATAGACCCATTGATACCAAAAATTATGGGTAAAAATATTGGTGGAGCTCAATACATTGTTAAAAATACTACGGCAGAATTTTGGAATAAGGTAGAAAGAGATTCAGTTTCTTTATACAAATATTTTTGTGAAATAGAGCCACATTATGTTAAAAAGCATGAGAGTGATTATCCAATACAAAAGTGGACTGCAGGAATGTGGTCTTATGTATGGAATGCATGGTTAGCTGGATATGAAATGCATGTAGATAAAGGATTAGATTTTTGCTGGAGTACTGACCATATAAACCGCTCTAACGATGTTTCTATATTACATAATGCCGGTGTTGTTGATTCTCATAGAAGATTGTTTTATAAGGGTGCTTACACAAATACACTACCATATACTGATAATTTAGATATAGATGAACAAAAATGCTCATCTATCTATTGGAAATCGGTAGTAGATACAGCAAAAGTATCACCCCTCACTTACAAATCCGAACTTTAATGTTAAAATGATATGATTAAGACAGTAATAGATTTATTAAATTTAGATGATTTTTATGGGGTGTCAGAGGATGTTGACATTGCAAAGGGTAAATACAAATACCCTAGCACTATCAAAGAAGCTAAGATGTTACTAAAAAGAATATGGAAAAGTAAATAAAAATGGCTGATAACACGACCACATACACCGCCGTAATCAACACCGAAGTAAATGGTGGTGAGCAAATTGAGCAATTGGGTGATGATGCTGAAAAGGCCGCTGATGGGTTTGTCAAACTACAATTACAAATTAGACAAACTCAAAAGGACTTACAGGCAGCAGCAGCCACTGGTGATAAAGTAAAGTTTAACCAATTAAGAAAACAATTGGATGATTTGGAAGAAGGATTAGAAAAGGTTCAATTCCAATCTAAACAATTTGATGACCAATTAGCAGCTTTACCTGGACCAGCTGGTGCAGCTGGTAATGCTATAAAAGGTGTAGACCAAGCATTCAAAATTCTTATTGCCAATCCAATTATTGCTGTTATAGCAGCCATTGGTGGTGCGTTATTATTGATGAAGAAAGCTCTATCATCAACTGCGGAAGGACAACAAACTCTTAATCGTTTATCACAGGCATTTAGTGGCATATTAGGACCTATTCTTGCAACTGTAGAAAAAGTAGCAGTTCCTCTATTCAATGGATTTGCGTTCATATTAGAAAAGGTTGCAGAAGGATTCCAAAAGTTTGCTAAGTTTTTAGGTATATCAGAATCTAAAATTAAAGAAGCAACTCTTTCAGTAGATAAAGTTCAGCAAGATGCTAACGAAGCTGAGAAAAAGAGACAAGAAGAACTTACAAAGAAGCAAGAAGAAGAAGCTAAGAAACGAGCAGAAAACGCTAAAAAGGCTGCTGAAGCTAGAAAGAAAAGAGAAGAAGAAGCAGCTAAGAATTTAGCTGATGCAAATAAAGTACTAACTGAAGCATATATTGCTACTTTAGACCAAAGAGACCAAGAGATATACAAAGCTGGTTTAGCTCAAAACGAAAGATTATTAGCATTAGAGAAAGCTGGGATTAAAGATAAATCAGCAGTATTAGAGCAAGGTAGATTAGAAGTAGCTGCAATCAATAAGAAGTATGATGATGAGGAAGCTAAAAAATTAGAAGAAAAGAAAAAAGAACAGGCTGAAAAAGATAAAGAGGCTGCTGAGAAAGAGAAAGAAAAGATAGCTAAGAAAAGAGAAGATGACCTATTAGGTTTAGATACTCAATTAGAATTTGATGCATTATCTTATGACCAAAGAAGGGCATTGATTGATGAGAAAGAAAAGGTTTTATTATCTGATAAAGACCTTACTGAAAATCAAAGAACTGCAATTCAGAAAGCAGCAGCAGCTGAAAGAAAGAATATTGATATGGCTGAATTGGAAGCTAAGGCTGAGATTCAGAATGCTTATTTAGATTTAGCTGGACAATTTGGTTCTCTATTACAACAAATAGCTGGCAAGAATAAAAAGATTGCAATCGCTGGTATTATCATTGAACAGGCTGCATCTATTGGTAAAATTATCGCTAACACTGCAGTAGCAAACGCTAAAGCAGTAGCAACATTCCCTATTACGGCGGGACAACCATGGGTAACCATAAACACAATTTCCGCAGCATTAGGTATAGCATCAACTGTAGCAGGAGCTGCTAAAGCAATATCACAAATTAATTCATCACAAAATGGTTCATCTGCAGCAGGTAGTGGAGGCTCATTACCGAAAAGTGGAGCAGCATCAGTACCAACACCAACATTACAATCAGCATCAGCGCCTGTAATTCAAGGTACACAAGCAGCAACGCCTGGTGCACAAATTGCAGATACATTAGCTGGAGTTACGGGAAGACCTGTTAGGGCTTATGTTGTGAGTGGAGATGTTTCATCACAACAAGCGCTTGATAGACGTACATCAAACGCTGCTACCTTTGGTGGGTAATATATTTGTATATATGTATATATAACGATAAACTGAAGTTAAATTGTTAAATGAGTATGATTAAAGAAGAATTAGTATATGAGCTGGTGATAGGTGATGAAAGTGATGAAGTATATGCTGTGTCACTTGTTTCGCAGCCTGCTATTGAATTAGGATGGGTTGCTTTTGATAAGGAAGAAGTTAAATTCCAAAAGATAGATGATGAAAAGCAATTAGTATTAGGCCCAATCCTTATTCCTAACAAGCGTATTCTCAGGGTAGATGGTGAAGGAAATACCTACCATGTATTCTTAAAAGAATCTACTATTGAACAATTAGCTCAAAAGTATTTGAAAAACAAATACACAGACGCTGTGACAGTTGAGCACGAACAAAGAGTGGATGATGTGGTATTAGTTGAATCGTGGATAGTAGAGTCAACAACTAAAGATAAATCAGCATTGTACGGATTTGCAGTACCTAAAGGAACTTGGATGGGTGTGATGAAAATCAATTCAGATGAGATTTGGGAAGATGTAAAGAATGGTACATATCAAGGTTTCTCAATAGAGGGATTATTTAGTCATCAGTTAGTTGCAGCGGCTAAGGTAGAGTTAGACCTTATGGACAAGGAGATAAGCGATTTAAGCGAACAGGAAGCAACCATATTACTAAAGAAGATTAGAGCGGTAATAGCTAGAGATAAAAGATATAAAAAAAAAGAGAGGATTGATTTAGAATCCTATTCTGATTATCCAGACGCTGTTAAGAATGCAGCAAAAAGAGTTTTAGATTGGACAGAAAAAAACGGATGGGGTTCTTGTGGCACCGCAGTGGGTAAGCAACGTGCTAACCAACTTGCCAAAGGCGAACCTATTTCAGTAGATACTATAAAGAGAATGTACTCTTATGTTAGTAGACATGAAGTAGATTTAGAAAATTCAAAATCATATTCAGATGGATGTGGTAAATTGATGATGGATGCTTGGGGCGGTCTTGCTGCAGGTAGATGGGCTAAATCTAAATTGAAAGAATTAGGATTAATAAACGAACAAGCACAACCATCAATACCTGGTTCATCATACGCAGGAGAACCTGCATCAGGTTCAATAGCACCTGCTACATTTGGTGATGTACCGCCTGTATTGCAAGATTTTGAAGATTGTCCTCCAGCTACACAAAACATAGCACTTAATTTATACAATCGTTCTATTGCAATTAAACAAGCAAATTATGGACCTCTAAATCCAAATGAACCAAATGAAGAATACTGGGAAAACAAAGCTAAGCAATTCGGAGGTTCAGTTGAGGAAGCTAAATCAGCACGATGTGGGAATTGTGCTTTCTTTGATGTTAGGAAAAAAACGCTTGAATGTATTGCTGATGGTATTGGATACGAAGATGACCCGGAATTAGTAATAGAAGCTGGTGAGTTAGGTTATTGTGAAGCATTTGATTTCAAATGTGCAGCAGCAAGAACTTGCGATGCATGGGTAGTAGGTGGACCTGTTAAAGATTAAAACTATGGTAGAGAATAAAGTACATAATAAGATTTTACAATTCGCTGTACCTGAGATTACATTCTCACAATTCTATTCATTCCTTATGGATAGTACACCATCAAATCCGATATGGGTTAAGTGGAATAAAGTAGATGGTGATGAAACAACTCGTAGAGTTAATTGGGGA